CAGCCGTTACGCCACAAAGGAAGGCATCACAATGGCAGAAGCAAAAAAGCGTGTTGCAAAGATTGACATGGAAGAGTATGAGCGTAAGGCGAAGAAGTATGTAAAAGAGAAGAATTTCTCAGAGCAGGCAAATACGGAAATGAGACTCTATAACTTGACTATGAAGATAAACAGACTGGAAATGCTGAAAGCTAGAATCGGTCTTGAAATGGTGTCTGGATTTGATGAATTGCAGAAATATTATGATGAGATACTCACTAAACGGACGTTGGATGAATTCGAACGGAAAGCTGGGATTCTCGGTAAAAGTGTATCAGATCCCCGAAAAGCGGCGGAAGTGATTGTCAATGCATCGTTTAAAAATGCTACGTTCTCCGACCGGATCTGGATGTATCAAGGGATGCTAAAATCAGAGCTGGACAAATTGCTACAGACCGGTCTTATACAGGGGCAGAATCCTCGTGTATTGGCTCGACACTTGAAAGAGCGGTTTGGAGTAAGTCAGTATAACGCTGAGCGATTGATGCGAACAGAAATGGCAAGAGTACAATCCGAAGCATCTAAGCGGTCAATGGAGGAAAATGGGTTTGAAGAATACGAGTTCATGGCAGAGGGAACAGCGTGTCCGATTTGTAGAGCGCTTGATGGAAAGCATTTTAGGGTAAAGGATATGCTACCAGGGACAAATGCGGCTCCGATGCATCCAAATTGCAGGTGCGATGTTACCCCGTATATAGACAGAAAAGAATTTGAAA